GGTATGCGGATACCTTCGATAGGATTATCCGTGACTGGAGAACTCATGCTCTTCCTGAGTGCGATCCACTTGCCCTGACCTAACACGTTTTACAGATTTGCCTTATCTGTATATAATAGATAAGCAAGTATGAGCAAGGCGCTCATAAAAGACGAAAGGACACCATGACTGCGAAGATCAAAACTCCAGCTCGTGCTAAGCCTGGAACTCGCGTAGAGCAGCTTCCTCCCTTAGCTCGTGGAGTAAAACTTCCGAATGGCTACAAACCAGCTTACTTCCGTAAGCGTAAGACGCTTGCCGTTTTGCGTGCGGTAGACAGCTCACACTACCTGATCTTTAACACCACCACGGGTGAGAAGATGCAGGTCAACACAACCAAGGAAGCTTCACAAACAATGTCCGCTATCCGACGCGGACAAAAGAAGTTTCCAAAGATCAAGTAAATAAAAAGTAGAGCTGGGCTAAGGAGAAGTGGCCCAGCTCTATTTTACTTTATCTACAATTCATGATATAATATATCTATGAAAATGAAAAGAGGACGAAAAGACTACGGAAGACCTGTAGAGGTCTCACACACATACGCCGTCACGCAGGGACAGGTTCTACCTAGCCATGTTGCTGACGTACTAAAAAGCTTGGAGAAGGATGACACGCTCGTTCGTAACTCCTATCTTGCTGCGCTGCGATACAAAGGCTGGACACTGCAATCAATTGCTGATGCGGTAGGTCTCACTCGTGAACGTATTAGACAGATTGAAACTTCCACGTCAATGGACCTAGTAGAGCAGATCAAGATGTTTCCCGAACAATTTCCTATTCCCGAGATTCCAACATTCACCGAGACTCGTGTTGTTTACGAAACCTTCGAGCCAAACCCCGCAACTCTCGCGAGACTCAAAGAGCTACAGCCATACGCTCAGCTCGTTCGCAGTCACTCGCCGAGATACCGTGCGGAGGCCGAGGAGTATGCGGCGCTGTTGTGGAAAGCTCATAATGATGAAAACGTTACGCTATATCATCTTGCAAAGTGTCTTGGTGTAACTCATGGAGCCTTGCGGTTCCGCCTTGTGAGATACGGATACATGACTCCTTCAGCTGGAGGAAAGAGTAAAGCATACCGTCCAATCTTAGGTAAGAACAGGGCTGTCAACACAATTTTTCTACAGGCTGGGTATCGTCCAATTGAGCTTTATCATGAGTAATTTATATAACCTCGTGAATGTTTTTCAAGGAACCAACTGGCTAGGTCAGTTCGTTGATGAAAAAACAGCCAAGGAATGGATAGCTAAGCAAAAGCTTGAAGGCTGCACTATCTCAAAGACTCGGCCAGCTACTGCTAAGAGGAAGGCGTCATGAATTGGATTATTGGGACTGGAGAAGGAGAAGCATCGTGACTATAGATCCAGACAGACTACAGATCATTGACCTTGCCTATCACCGTAATGGTGTTGGTGGATTGCCGTTTAAGGTTGCATTAGTTGATGATGCAAACTCCGGAGACGTTAAACTTGTCATCATGTTCGAGCAGGAAGGCTACACTGCGGTTCTTAGTGTAGATAAGCTTCATGAGGACGAGGACATCTCGTTCGGGACAAACTCCTGGCGCGGTGACCAATACGAGGAAGCTCTTCGCTCAGAGATGTGGGAAGAGTTTGAAGATGATAACGAAAGTGACCTGTTCCCACGACGACCATCTTAAAAACCTGATATAATAGATTTATAACACAAAGACAAAGACAAAGAAAAGAGGAAACGATGAGTGTAGTAGCAACTCTACTCAAAAATAAAGCTCCGCAATCCGCTTGGCTTGTGCGGGTAAAGGACCTCGCATCAGGCGAGGAAAAATACGCTGCCCATACAACATTGGGCGCTGCAAAGAAGGCTGCGGTGTTATTCACCAACAGCTTACTTGATATTGACAGAACCCGCCTTCCTTGGGAAGAGGACGAAGAGCAAAAGTCGCAAGGTGTTCAATACCTTCGCGCAGAGGTTGATGCTTAGTGCAAAATCACAGGTACAAGGTTCGTCTCAATGCTCGTACAACGACTGAAGACGCCCGTGAACTTGAGGTAATCAGTTCTAGCGAGACAGGTGCGGTTGCTCTTGCCTTAAGGCTTGTAGACGACCTACATGGGAAAAGATTCTACCCTGGAGATGTTACATACCTCTCCAAAGTATGATATAATAGTACCCTACCCAAAAGGAGGGGAACAACATGGACACAAAGACAACCCTACTTGCGAGTATTGCCGAAGGGCAGTTTGACGCTGACCTCGAAAGTATCGCAAAGGCTATTGAAGACCGCCGTAAGACAGTAAGGAAGGTTCGTACCATTGCCGACTTTGGTATTGGTGATAGAGTCAAGTTTAATGAACTTACAGGTACGCGGTACATGGTTGGGCAGTATGCAACTGTAATCTCGAAAAATCGCACAAAGGTTGTGGTAAGACTCGAGACACCTATGGGAAGATTTGCAAGATATCTTCCTAATGGTGAGGTTCAGTCATCAAATGTGACTGTGCCACTCGGTATAATCGACCCAGCATAATTTAGACGTAGCCCAAGCGCCTGGTATACATTTGTCCAGGCGTAAGGCCACTACCCTGGGGAGGAATATGACTACTCTTGCCGCGATTCAAGGCAACGGTTGGTGTGTTATTGGTTGCGACTCGAGAGCTACTGAAGACTCAGGTCGTTACATAACTATGGCAACTCAAAAGGTAATCGAAGTTGGTCCTTACCTAATTGCTGGAGCTGGTGCAAGTCGCGGATCTAACATTATTCAGTTTGGCTGGGTTCCACCTAAGCCACCGAATAACTCAGACAACCTCGATTCGTTTATGACTCGTAAGTTCATCCCAGAAATGAGAAGAGCTTTTATTGAAGCTGGCTACGACATGAAGGAAGATGGTGATGCGGCAGCTCACGATTCGATGTTCTTAGTTTCTGTTCGAGGAGTTATATATCCGATATTTGAGGACTACTCTTGGGATAGAGACATTAGTAATGTTTACTACGGTGGGTCCGGTGGAAGTTTAGCTCTTGGTGCTCTTGAGATTCTTGGTCCGTCCAAAACTCTTAAGCAAGCTGAAGAGAATATTAAAAAAGCAATTGCAGCTGCAATTAAGTGGGATGCTTATTCTTCAGGTCCTATTGTTACTAAGTCCCAAAAGGCTTTGCGGACGTAGCGCAGTTGGTAGCGCGGAACCTTGCCAAGGTTCAGGTCGCGGGTTCGACCCCCGTCGTCCGCTCCATGTTCAAGAATGCTGTATATACCTGATATAATAGACTAGTGGGAGCTCCAACAAGTGGTTGCTGGAGCTACCACCCATGACGAAAGGACAAAACAATGGCACGCGCAAATATAGAAATAGAAAACAGCGCTGCGCCGCAACATGAGATTGACTGGAACTTCCCGCTTTGGAGCGAGATTCTCCCGGATCTATGGCTCGGCGGAACAGATGATTTCGATACAATTGACTACGAGGCAAACACATTTGGTCCTCGCGAAATCACAAAGGAACAGTTTGATACGGTCGTAACACTTTACGCCTGGGCTCGTCCTGTAGACTGGTTTGTTGAAGAGATGCGGTATGCGTTTTATGACGATGACTCAAATCTCTATGACGCGGATACCTTGTTGCGTGCAGCTAAGTTTGCGCACGAATCTTGGAAGTCTGGCAAAAAGGTTTTAGTTCGATGCCAAGCTGGAATCAATAGATCTGGCTTAACAATGGGACTTGTTCTTATGCTCGAAGGTTACACAGCTGATGAAGCTATTAACCTTATGCGTGATAAAAGATCCAGTGCGGTTTTAATAAATCGCTCATTTGAGAACTATCTAAAGGAGTTAAAATTAAATGACTAAACTACACGTTGCCTACGGTGGTGTGTACCTTGACTGGAAGCTGGGAAGCTCAGATTTTGAGCATCCGACAAATCCGATACGCGCGAAATACGCTACGGAACTTCTAGCTGAGGAACACAGCATCGAGATTATCAAACCAGATGTTCATGCATCAGATCGAGATCGTGTTGAATCCATACATGACTCGAGCTATGTTTCAAGAGTGCTAGATGCTGGCCATTGCGGTGAATGGCGTCCAGATAATCCTTACTTAGGTAAGGTAGCTCTTCACATGTTTGCTGGCACTGTACGGTTAGTCGAGAAGATGCTTGACGAAGACGTCAAGGTCGCATTTAACCCACAGGGAGCTAAGCACCATGCACAATACGACCATAGCTCTGGTTTTTGTGTATTTAATGACATGGCTTGGGCTGCACGTGAGTTTCAGCGTAATGGCATGAAGGTCATGTACATCGACTGGGACGCACATCATGGTGATGGCGTTGAGAACTTACTTGCGGACTCACCAGATCTTGTCACATGCTCGATTCATGATTCTGTAATTTTTCCAGGAACAGGTCTTGATGGTCACAAGCCAAAGAGCGGAATCTATAACTGGGCCTTAGATCCAGGAGCTGGAGATACCGATTTCATGTTTGCGGTAGACCAGATAGCAGATCTATCCAACAAGATAAAGCCAGATGTCGTGTTGTTGGCAACTGGAGCAGATGCCCACAAGACAGATCCATTGTCGACTCTAAACTTCGATTACGCTGGATACGAGTATGCGGCAAAGGTAGCTGGCCAAATCGCCAATACCCATTCCCAAGGCCGTATCCTTATCGGAGGAGCCGGTGGGTATCAGCCTTTTGACCATACTCCACAGATCTGGAGTACGGTCGTGTCAAAGGTTTATGACGAGGTTCGTTTATTCTCCTGGGCATGATATAATTGCCCTACTCAGCTAAGGTTACGTTCATCTCCTAAGCTGAGGGTCTCCCTGGACGTACCTCCAATCCGTCCAGGTTGTAGACACCCTTTCTGGCGAAGCCAGGCAGACCACCATCCCTGCCTGGCTTCTCTGATTTCCGGTACCTTCCTGATATAATAGTACCAGTTCACCAGAAAGGAACTAAGATGCAAACACTAATTGGACCCTCAGAAAAACAAGTTGATTTTATACTTACCCTTCTCAGCGAGCGAGACATCGAGGCTGGAACAGCCGATGAGATGCGGGAAAACCTTCCAGCAATGGATAAGCGCCAGGCATCAGATCTGATTGCCTCCCTACTAAAGCTTCCAAAGCTTCCAAAGGTACGCCGCCCAAATCCAACCCAGGAATTCCTTGCGGCTATCCAGAAATCCAAGTACGCCTTGCCTGTTGGCCACATCAGCCACATTGACCTTGACTTCGAGGTCCATGGAGACCTTCTCTTCGTTGAGGTACGTGAATACATGGGCACCTTGTATATGCGCCGTCTCACCGGCAGTCTAGGTGGCTTTACACGCCACAAGCTTTCTGTTCAGGACGTTATTGACCTAGCAAAGGTTATTGCCAGCAACCAGTACCTATATGCCAAGACCTTTGGCGAACACTATTCCTGCTGCGGTTCCTGTGGAGCCGAGCTTACGGATCCAACCAGCCGTAGCCTACAGCTTGGACCTGAGTGTCGCAAAAAGTTTGGGTTTTAACCTGACTTATTCAGGATCTTCCTGATATAATAGTACCAACAACAAGCTCACGAAAGGGGCTCAAAATGGATTCAGTATCAGATTTCTTTGGTAACCGCATGGACGATATTTCAGACTTCTTTGGAAATATCGTAGACTGGGCAGATGACGCACTAGCAAGCGGACCATGGCCTGCACTTCTTGCAGTTGTTCTTTGCACAATTATTGGAATCGCAACTCTTAACTAAGGAGATAAAAATGAAAACAGCAAAGGAACTTCGTAGACGCGGATTTCAATTCCGTCGTATCTCATTCTCACTTAAGGTAATGTCAGGACTATGGGCAATTGCGATGGTCGCTCTTGCGGTAGGTGGATCTTGGATTCACTTCCTTGCATCAATGACTGGACTCGTTGCCTTCTGTCTTCCTGCTATTCTTATCGCGGCAACCTATGACCATATGGCGGAAAAAGAGTTCAACAAGGCATCTGCCGCGAACCAAACGCTCCTTGGCGTAGTTCACCCGATTCAATAGTTTACAAACGTAGGAAAAAGGATTATAGTTTTTCCTAAGGACGATTACGGAGGATCAATGACGCAAGGCACTGTGCAACGCGATAACATCTATGTCTACGACACCTGCTCCTTGTGCGGTGACACAAACGTACTCGTCTACCTACTCGATGAACAACTCGTGTGTGCATCTGACTATCGAAAAATTGTAAGTACACGTAAACAAATACAACGCTGCGATAAATGCGGTGCTGAAAATGCATTGCGTGACCCAGCACATCGTAGAAATGAATATCTATGTTGGAGCTGCCATGATGGATTTAAGGTTCGTAACTCAGTTGTAAAACGCGCAATTGCTGCTATAAATAACTCGATTCTAGTGAAAACGAAAGCTCGATGCTATGCGGCAGGTTACGGATCTGATTGCGATGCAAACATAAAACCTCGCAGCGCGTGGGGAGGAAAGCTTCTCTGCAATAAGCATGGGAAGGTTATACCCAAACCACAGAAGAACACAAAATCTTGAGCAGTACCAAATTGCTCAATGAAGCTCGTGATTTGATCGATCGTTCACGAGCTTTACTCGCATCACTCGAACAAACACAAACGCAAGACGAAACAACGAGAAAAGGAAAGCAAATGACAACAGCATCATCCCAGCAAGCAGCAGCTCTCTATACCGCAGGAAAGTCTGTGGTTGAGGTAGCTCAGGAGCTTGGCATTACCTACGGTAAGGCTCGCAAGCTCATTCAGGACTCAGGTACACCAATTCGTAATACCTCAGACCGTCTCAAGGGCAAGACCCGAAAGAACAAGTAGTAACCCCTTGCTACGTAACCTTGTGTGGCCAGCCGTGGTATCAGCCGTCAGCTCCGCGCTGGCGGTTGCTACCGCGCTTCTGGACCCATCTAAAGGTACCTTGGTCCTAGCCCTAGGGCTAACCTCGGTAGCTATGGCATGCCTGTCTCAAAGAGCGTAGAGCCTAACGAACCACAGGAACCTACGATAATCTATGTCTATGACGTAGATACAGGCCCTACTGAGGTTCGCAGGATAAGTCGCCATGAGGCAAAGATCATTGGCGACGTTGGGCGTGTAACCAGCCTTATAGCACCCTTTCTTCTTAAGATTGAGGCTGCAATGCATAAAAATAAAACCAGGCCAAAAGACCAGCCTCAGGGCGAAGTTATTCCCTAGCCTGTGTTATAGTTATCCAGTAAGTTCACATACGGAGAGACGGAGGAACGTCCCTATGACACACCTTTCACTCTCCAACCCTGTGCAAGTGGTAGAGGACAGACTACGGTCTGAGAAGCTGCAGGGTCGCAAGAAGCTCAATGCGGTGGTTGCCTTGAGTTATCCCATCCCTAACCTAAGGAGGCGAACTAGCGTTGCTCACATTACGTGGAATAGCAATGACGTCCGTAGCCTATATAACGGCACTTACAATCGGTATCTTTGCGGTGACGACACTCTCGTCAAACGCAGCAGGTACCTACATAGAAAGACCAATACCAGCTCATAAACATGAGCTTGTATTAAACTCAGCAAACCCTCTTGAAAAACTAGAGGGTGCAAGGAAGCTTAGCCAGGAGCAGCTCATCGAGTTGCTACAGGCAGTAGGCTTCAAGGGCCAAGCCCTAAAGCTAGCATGGGCAGTTGCCATGCGGGAGAGCAATGGTCGACCTGTAGCTCACAATGATAATGTGAACACAGGCGACAACTCATACGGTATCTTCCAGGTAAATATGTTTGGAAACCTTGGTGCGGATCGTCGTGAGAAGTTTGGCCTTACGGCTAACACAGATCTGTTTGACCCGGTGACCAATGCAAAGATTGCATTTCACATGACAAAGGGTGGAACTGATTGGGGTAGCTGGGGACTAGGCCCTAATGCCTACGATGGCACTGCGGATGAGCCTTCAATAACCAGGTGGCTACCACAGTTTCCAAAGTCATAATCAAAAGTTAGGAATATAGTAGCTCCATGAGCGAAGACAATATCCAACCAGTAGAGGTTGCGGCAACTCCTGTAGAGGAACTCATGCCTGCGCCTGAAATCATTGAGGCACCACAACCTGAACCTGAGGTAATCGTGGTACCTGAACCTGAACCAGTTATCATGCCTGAACCAACTCCTGAGCCTGCGGTTGCGGTAGTTGATGAGCCTAAGCCTACAAAGCCAAAGGCATCATCACGTTCTGCTGTAGTTAGCGGAGGGGAAAAGGACGAAGTGTTCCTAGCAAACTGCGTATACAAAAATGTGTATTCACGTAAGAGCTTAACAGTCCATCACCTACAACGTCGTCTAGCTGAGCTAGGTTATGTAGAAGCCAACGCTGACAAGGATGGCTGGCTAGGTGATCTCACTAAAGCTGCTATCACTAAGTTCCAAAAGGATAAAGGAATCAATGCTACTGGAAAGGTAGACGCTGACACCTTCGCAAAGATATTTGAAGGTGACTCAAACGTAAACATAAACCTCTAGCTAATAAACATTAGCAAGCTAACAGGCTGACACATACTTCTGTGTCAGCCTGTACTTTTATTATCTAAACACTTTTATCATGACAACATACAGCTATCCTGCATAAAGTATCTACAAAATACTTCTACAACCAACAGGCATGCCTGTTCTTGCAAAAAATAAAAAATATAAAAACTTTCCAAAAAAAGTTGGAGACACATTGGAAAAAGTCTCTCGTAATGCATAACGCTTTCTCACGCCCAAGGCACTTAACCAAAAGGTACTGTTTCTGCCAATTTGTACACAAGTCATGAAGCGTCTTTTTAATGTACTATTTGTACATGGGTAAGAGCA